CGCTTTTCACGGTGAGTCCTAGCGCGACCTGCAACGTCTATGTGACCCCTGCGGGGGGGAAGTGGACAAACGCCGGTCCCGTTGTGTCGCGCATACCCTGGGTCAAACCACAAGCATGGGGGCGGCCGCCGCACAGTTCGCGTGTGTCGGGGACCACCCTAGAACGGATTCAGCGGGATGTGGATGAACGCATGGTGCGGATCGCCTACCAGCGCAAAGACGAGCCGGAGCAGAATGCCATCGGGATGAGAATTGGGGGTTCAATGGTGTTGACACACCGGCACGCCTACGAGGAAATGCGCAAGAAGGGCCCGGTGTCGATCGTGTTTACAACGCCTGACGCGATCGGGGCCCATTCCGTGTGGATTCCGCGCCCGCACGAGATATACACCCCACCCCAGGGGGATTACGTGGTGTTCCGGTGCGACAATCTCAACCCGGTACCGTTCTTTAAGTACTTCGCCACTGCCGGGGGTGAGGGCATGATGATGTGTACGACGCGACTGCTACGTGAACTAGCCCGGGGTGAGCCGAGGTCAGTGTGGAGGAACTGGACAGTGCCCGTTGCCGCGACGTTCGTTGGCACGCAACTCCCGGACTTGGGGTACGAGACGACCAAAGGATGGGAGATACCCTGTGACGTAAGGGAGGGCGACTGTGGCTCAGTGCTTTTGCAGGACGATGGGACGTTTGTGGGGATCTGCACGGCGAGTTCGGCGTTCCGCGAGGGCCCGCTGGTAGGGTTGTACCAGGGGTTCTATCAAGCCGATTTCGATGCGGCTCACGCGGCGCTTCGTGGAGCGTACCCGCAGTTTGATGTGAAGCCCGACCTCCACGTGTACGACATACCGGGTGGTGAGGCGGTTATCGGGGAGCTGGCGCCGCGATCGTCACTTCGCCGGATCCCAGATGGCGCCTGGATCAACGGGGACGTCGTGGGCACGTTGGAGAATTATCATGGGGCCAGGAGTAAATCCGGGATGATCCCGACGCCGATGCAGACATACGTGAATACGGCGTTCCCACGCGTCGCTGACAAGTGGGGCGTGCCGAGTTCGGCGGTCTGTTCAGTCGGTGAGGCCCGGTACGACCCTTTCGACCGGATGTTGGCCGACATGGTGGGAAGATCCAGTCAGGATTACGACCCCGTCTTGCTCCAAGCGGTGCGTGACGCGTGGGTGGGTTCAGTCGTGTCGCGCATACCGGCCCCGTCGGAGTCGTTTCGGTGCGGACTACACGAGGCCTTGAACGGGGACCACCTTTTGAAGAGGACGAATGCCGCGACCTCGAGCGGGTTTCTCGGGGGTGGCCCGAAGGAGGATCACTTAGACATTGTGCGAGACGGAAATTCGGTAACCTACACGCTTAAGCCCGACGCGCAGGCGGTGTGGGATCGCCTCGGAGAGTGCCTGAAAGAGGGTGTCGCCCCGCACATGATGGTGCGCGTGTTCTTAAAGTTAAATGAGGTGCGACCGAAGGAGAAGATCGCCGCGGGTGGCACTCGGACGATAAATTGCGTGCCATTCCCCTTAAACCTCCGCGTGAAGAGCGTGTTTGGAAGGCTTTCTGCGTACCTTCAGCGATACAAGGTCGTGACGGGCATTATGATCGGGCTGAATAGTGCCGGGTCTGAGCTCGACGAAGTGCTCGCGGGGATGGCGGATAGCACCGTGTTCACGCAGGAGATGGCGGACGAGAAATGGTGGGCGGACTGGGACACGAAGCACCAGGATCTCTCGTTGGACCGGCGCCTTCTGTTGAACGCCGCCGGGGCCCTGATTGACGTGGCACGGGGCTTGGGCGCGGATGAAGCGTTGGTGCATGAGATGCAGTTCTGGGCGTACGTGCTCATGATGCCCCGCGCGGCTATGAAAGGTGGCGATCTCATCGACATTGCAGACAATAGCTCTGGCCACCAGTTGACGACGGAGTTC